TTACCAGACAGAACAGTGTCAGATTCTCCACCGTCAGTTACGACGAAAGAAGGACCAATCTGAGCGCCATAGGAGACGGCACCATTCTCGCCTGCCCAGCCTACGTGAGCGTCTGTAGTCGTACCAGTGTAGTCCGATCCCGTGAAACCTGAGTTTGCCTCTACGTTAACGTAAGGTCCTGCCAGGGCAGCACCAGGAGCAGCAAAAGCAACAGCTGCAGCGGCAGCAGCGAAAGCAGTTTTGATCATTTGTTTTTTTCCTCTATAGAGTGTACTTACGATTGAGTCTGTCCCAATCGCATGAAGATAATTTATCAGGGTTGTGAGGAAAAAGCAAGGGGGCTTGTGCCAGTTTGCCCCCATTCACATTTTGTATTACTTATGACTCAGTTAAGATATATTAATGCACCAGTAATTCTAACGTTTGCACCAGTAATAGAAACGTCTGCACTACCAGTAATATTAACTGCTGCAGATGTAACGTCAAAGTTTGCAGTATCCATTTCAAGATTAGCAGTGCTAATCTGAGTATCAGTACCTGTGATTGCTAGTTCTCCTGCAGAAATAAGATCCATACCTGCAGGACCAGATACTATCATACCAGTTGTTCCTTGAATACTTGTTGTAGTAAGACAATTCAAGAACAATCCAGCAACTCTATCTTTGACAAGAGTTCCTGGTCCACCAATAGTCTTGATATTAGTAACACCACCAGTTGTAAGTTGATAGTCTCCAAGAACCTTCTGATTCAGGTTACCAGGAGAAATCAAGTTTTGAGTAGAACGAGGATCAAACTGCATTTCGGTTGCTTCACCAGCACCAAAACTCATACGTTGTCCTAAGATAATATCTTTCTTATTGACTTGTGCAGTGTTAATAGCACCTGCTGCCATTTCAATGTCGCCTTGTGCTTGTATCTTGATTGTTTGACCATTCAATACAAGTGCTTCAGTTGCAGAAATCTCAATAATAGAAGCTTTGATGTATCTCGTACTTCCAATCGCTTGTTCTACAACATCACCATATGCCAAAATGTTGAGTGCTTGATCTTCATTCTCTTTGCCACCAGGGTTATACTGGATATTTGTTCTTCCGTCATGGAGTTGATTACATCCAGCAGTCCTGATGTCCAGTGTTCCACTTCCAGCAACATCTGTACGCTTTCCAGTAATAAGTTTGATATTACCTTTGCTATTCATCACAATTGCAGTGCCACCAGAATCTGGACCCTCCATCCTCAAAGCAGAGGTCAGTCCATCTGGCATCATCCTCTCATAGATCTCAGATCTAGTGTACCAACCCTTGTACCATGTATTAAAACGTGGTCCATTTTCCAACGCCTGACTCTCATCAGGAGTTGTCTGCTTGAAAATAGTATCTGGATATGTCTTGGCAGCTTTTGTCATTATGGGCAATCAATATATTGACCTGTACCGATTCTAGTAGAACCAATGGTGGATAGTGCATCTGTATCTAGACATGCTAGAGATGGTAATAGTTTAGCACCATAACCACCACCGCCTACAATATCAACAGCAGGAAACTCCGCAAACGTAATTTGTCTATCTAAAATACGAGCGCCAATGACAAATCCATCATCATTGATTACTGCTTCTGCAATACCAAGTTCACCATTTACATACATGTCAGGAACACTAGTGTAACCAATTCCAGGTCTTAAGATAGTAAACGAATCAATGATACATCTAACATCATTATCGAAAGAACGATTAAGTTTGTATCCAAATCCAGGAGATTGAACTCTAATCTCTGTCAAAAATCCTTTTTCATCTAGTAAAGCAGTAGCAGTAGCTCCACTTCCCTCTCCACCCACAAAGACAATAGGTGGTTCTGCCCAAGGATCTCCAGGATCATCAATAGGAATTTCAATAATTCCACCATTGCCATCAGTAATTGGTGGTCTTGCTACTGGTGTTCTGAAGTCTTCAAATACTGTTTCAGGAACATCACCAATACCATCATCCAAATCATCAATGTCTTGGTCGGTTGTAATCAATACATCAACAGACGCTCCTTTACCAGTGATGGTAAAGGTAAGAGTTTCAACATCCTCAATCGTATTATCTTCAGCAATTCCAACTGTAACAGTTGACTTGTTATTATTGATAATAAACCTACCAGAGAGTTGATTGCCAATAATATCACTAGAAGTAATATTGTTTCCAGATAGATTATAGAATAATATAGTTCCGTTTACAAGATTAGTAGTTGTAATTGTATAAATGATAAACTCATCTTCTGGGCAAGTTGTTCTATTAGCTCTTACAGCATAAGTTGGAATTAAATTATCATCACCTGTACCACCATCACCATCACCACTAGGATCTTCTGGAATATTATCAGTTGGAATTTCTGGAAGTGGTTCAAATGGATCCACAGGTTCTGGTTTATATGGATCGTAAGGTTCTTTTAGATCTCTTTCAACGATAGTACATTTACCAATATTCTTAATATATTTTGTTTTTATATTACTACCATCTACTGGAGAATTTGTTGTAAGTCTGATAAAGAATGTTTCATCTGTATCTTTTTCATTATCAAATAGTGTCTGTACATCAATATTTTTTTCTGTTTCGTTTGGAGCAAATCCTAAGATGCCATCTTGAACAAGATAATCAGTTCCAGCAGTTGCTGATCCTTGATCTTTCAAAGTTTTAAACTTAACAGAAGATGCCTCACTAAGATATCCACTTCTAGTTACAGTAAATCTACCAATATCACCTTCTGTAACTTCAATATCATTAATTGAATATACAATTTTTGGTTGCTTAGTTTCATCAGATCCAGTTCCACCAGGGAGAGGAACACCGCCAACAAATCCAATAGTTGTTACTTCAAGTGGTCTACCTGTATAAGCTTCATCACAAACATACTGTGTATAGTCAGCAGGAGTATCTCCAAACAGATTGTCAATACTATCTAAAAGATTATCTAAGAAATCTTTATCATCTTTATCTTTTTTCTTCTCACCAGATGTACAAACTTCTTTATACTTGTTACATGTCTGATCAGGTCCAGAACAAGAGATACCAAGTAACTTAAGAACATAGTTGATTGCCTGTCCAATCATATTCAATGGAGCAGCAATAGCACCAAGAATATCTTGTAGTGGTCCCAAAATACTATTAAGAAGTTCAGTCATCAATTGTTGGATCTTGGAAATAATTCCATTTACCAACTCATCAATCTGACAGATAGCAGCACGATAGATTTGATTGATGAAACTCATTAATACATTTGTCAACCACTCTTCCAATCTCTCACCGAGATCCATCATCTTACAACCTAAGTCTTTCAAGATGTTATTGAAGAACTCAGTAATTGGCGTAAGTGAGTTACCAGTTTCATCTGGTCTTAAAATTGCCTTGACTAGTGCATCTACTGCTTCCTGAATCTTTGTTGTAATCCAACCTTTAATTCTAGCTAAGAATTCTTTTACAACTTTGATTGCTTTGTCTATTTTTGTTCTACCTTCGCCAATAGCATTAGTAATACCACCAGTTACCTTACTAGTGTAGTATGTTCCAATGTTTCCGCCACTATTTTGAATATCATATAATAATTGACCAATGATACTAGTCATTTGAGTCTTCAGATCAACATCCTTACATTTTTCTGCTGTGATCTGACACCAATCTTCGTCTTTAATTACTTCTAATTTTTTAGTTCCTGCATCTACACGATCTTCTCCATCACCTCTCGTCGTACCATCAGATAGTCCACCACCAGTCTTTTGAGTTCCATCTTTTCCTTCTAGACCATCTGTAGCTGGGTTTGGAGAAAATTGACCAGACCTAGGACCATTTACAAATGCTTCGGAATCACTAGGATCCGCATTGGTAATTTTCGATGTCGCTCCAGGAACAACACCAATAGAACCCATGATAATGGGTTTTTGTTTATCAATATCGAGATAAAATCCTGTTACCCAACATCCTGGGATTAACTGAGGATGACCACCCCCAATATTACCAGGCATGAAAGGTACATTAACTGGCATCATCACGGTTGCCCACGGCAAGTCCTTCGTATCAAGAATCTCCCTTGATTTAGGGTGATCTCCTACGATTCTTACCTTATAACGGTATCCGCCTTTATTATTTTTCTCGTCACTGGCGGTTCCTTCAATTTGACCTACCCACCAAGAGAATCCGTCATGACCGATTCTTTGGGATGGGACCAACCGTGATAATGCCTCATCCATACTTAATTGTCATGCAACTTACACTCTGGTGCGCCTGGTTCTTGATCACAATAGAGCTCTAGTGGTGTGGGATCGTGATGATCTCCTGCCTCAATCTCTTCCTTATGATGCTCTACCCATTCTTCTAGATCGTGCAGTTCGCCCTCAATATGACGACGCTGCTGTGGAGAAGTCAAAGGATTTTGAAGAATCTCCTTATCTTTCTCAATATGCTTTTCGATGCTTTCCATAGGTAATTACCTCCTTTTGTTATTTATCCCCATGAGTAGAAGGTTTATCCTTCATTCCATATGAGTCCCTGCATAATCTTAGCGTGGTTTTTAAGCTTCCAGTATTTCCTTCCAAAAAATTATAGGTCTGTGTTGCTTCCTTGACAAGATATACACCACTACTCTCCTCATCGAATGGTTTTTTCACCTTAGCATCATCAGGTGCTTTATTTTGCAATCTAATGTCAACCTTGTCTCCCGCACAAATTTGCGGGTTCCCAGGAATTTTAATGGTAGCTTCTTGATTTTTGAGCAATTCTGTTCTTGCTGCTCCCTGTGCTGCGTAATATTTTTGCCAATCTGCAAATTTATTTGGATTCTGTGCCTCTTTATCTTCTGGATTTGCAATTCCTGGTTCATTATACCATGTTTCATGATCTAATAGTGCAGACATAACCCTAGATGGATAATCAGATAACTCAATTTGATTTGCAGGAACCAGAGATACTGACTCTTGCCCACCTAAGTGTGCCATGTTATCATAACTGTCTTTAATCTTGTAAACATATTCTTCGTATTGACCCGTAGAATGATTAAAGAAAACCATTAATGAAGAATATTTTCCCTTTCTCAATGAGGACATCAGATCAATTTCTGATGTAAAAATTGCATTCTCAATCAAGAATCTCTGATCTCCAGAAATTTCTGTATTAGCAAATTGTTCTATATAAGGTCCCCAAGACTGAGCTTGTAATCTAGGTGCAGCAAACTTCCCTTTTTCTTCATCACATAAAGCATCAATAGAAAAGAAATTATATCCTCTACGAGTTTCCCAGAAAAAGAACCCAGCACTGCCTTTAATCTGCTGTGCAGTTTCTGTAGTATTTGTACTATTGTTTCCCTTATAGTCCGTTTTAGATGATACAGTCTTTCTTAAAATGTTAGCAATAAGATCAAATGGTCTAGTTCTAGTTGGATTTAGTCTAACTTCAAATCTAGATGGTTCTGAGTAAAAATCTTTTGTGGAGTCTAGGTATTCACTTCCTAGCATTTTAGCAACAATTGCTTCTGGATTGCCAACCATAGGACTTTGAACTCTTATTGTCTCGTTAATGAGTCCTTCTGGAGAAATAAGCAAAAGAACATAAGTCTGTATCTTATTTTTTACAACTCTAGCACCAATACCAGATACTTTAAATTTATAAACAACTGGTGCCTCATCAAAACTGGTCTTTAATTCAATTTCAATATTCTCACCACCCTGAATAGGATAGGTGTTTATAAAATCCTTTGAGTCACTAATCAAAAGTTTTCCTGCCATGAATGGTGACTCTAATGACTCATATGAATCAAAAGAAGCGATCATGTCACTGCCTAGTGCAACGGGATTTTCACCGTTGCCCTTAGACATAATACATCTAACTAATTTAATTGAAGAAGAACTTTGCTCTGACATTAACTTTTAGCCGCCAAACTATAGAAATTAACAAATGGACTGAATCCACTAGATTCAAATGCAGCACCAAAGGAACTATCACCCGAACCTGTTGCAGGAGCAGCAGCAGTATAGTTATTAATAACAGTAGTTGGCATCATCATACCACCACCTAACATACTAGTAAACATAGAATTTCGATTCAATGCATTAGCTTGATCACCAGAAGCATTTAAACTTTGTAAATTAGACAATGGAGATATGTTATCTATCAGACCAGTTGTTCCTTGATTATTAAAGAAGAAATTACCACCTTTTCCTCTATTCAAATCACCAGATCCAGATCTATATCCTCTAAATGAAGTTCTTCCCTGAATATATCTTCTAGATTCTTTAGTTAATGCACCGTCAGACTGAAGATCTGCTAGAATTCTAGATGCACTTGCAGCATTTCCACCTTTAAATAATGTCTGTAAATTATTCAATGCATCTGGACCTGATGCTATCTCCAGCAATTTCCTTCGTCTTTCTTCTGGAGATCCACTGAGGATATTTCCGTACTTCGCTGCTGCTGCTGGATCTGCACTAGTTCCAAAAATTGCAGCACTATAAGGACTAAACTGCTCTCTTGCTGTAATTTGATCAAATAAAGAATTGCCCGCCCATGTATATCCTTTACCAGATTTAGAAAGTGCTGTCCTATTCAGCATAACTTGCAAAGCATCCATGGAATTTTGATCTCCAGTTGCTTCCAAAGTTGATAAGAATGCTGCTAGGTTTCTTTCTGCTGTGCTACCAGTTACACCTGTGGTGACTGGTGGTGGAGGTGTCAATACTGGAGTTTGTGGTTGTACTGATCCTCCCCCAAACCACGTAAATGGGTTGAATAAATTAAATCCACCTTGTGAAGGAGGTTTATCACCACCATTACCACCATTACCACCAAAGAAACCTTTAAGTCTATCCCACCAAGATTTTTTAGCTAAAGTACCATCAATTGCTTTTTCAACAGGTTTTTTATGTAAAGCGATAAAGTCTGACTTATTTCTTTTCTGTGCGTCTAAAATACCTTTACCAAATTTCTCGAATGTCTCTTCGTTCAGAGGTGTGACAATTTCTGGTCCTGCCTCACCCATAAGTGCGTTAACTGGTCTTCTACCTGTAAGTAGACCACCCTTTGCCATAGGCATCATGCCCAAATCTCTAGCAAGCAAGAATCCATCAATACCAAAACTCAATCCAGATCCAACACCAGTAGCACCAAGCAAACCAGAAGTAATTTCAAGACCAGCACCTAAGAAATCACCTTCTAATGCACGTTGAATACCAAAACCGATACCAGCAATACCAGCGATAATAGGAATCTTTTTGAGGACTGATTTAAGGACTCCTTTTCCTGCCATCTTGCCTGCATTTTTACCCATACCTTTGAGCAAACCATCAGTAACTGTTCCCTCTAGTGCTTTTCCAATAGGTTTATCAGCACCTTTAAGTAGTCTTTTATATTGTGCATCTCCTAAAAGAAATCTAGATGCAGCTAGTGCTTGTTCTGTAGTTCTTCTAGTTCCATCTATGAGACCAGTTCTCAAAGCTTCAAAGAATCTAGCACCTGCTTTTTGAGGAACTTTTACATCTCCTGCTCCAGATGCCAATTTAGCAACTAATTCATCTTCTAAACCAAGTTTTGCCATTTCTTTGGCAAATGCATCAGCTTTTGCTGCATCCGCAGCCATATCAAGTGCATCAAAAGTCTTTGCAGCAGTTGTCACTTCTTTTGCGCCAACGTTAGTTAGCATTGTAACGCCAGGTTTCAAAGACTTGACAATTGGTTTTTTTGCAATTTGCCTACCAGCATCAATAACTGCATCAACTCCTTTTACACCTGTTTTAGCAGCAACTTTTGATGACATACTACCAGAATATTTTTTAACAAAGTTGCCTGCCATTCTTGATGCTGTTAAAGGAGCTTTGACTCCTGCTCTTGCTAAACTTCTAGCACCAGATCCAGCAACATCTCCAACAAGATCTGCAGCACCCGAAATACCTTTAACGTTTGAACCTAATTTAGCAGCAGTTTGAATGGTATCTCCTGCTTTCAATAGACCACCACCACTGCTAGGTCCACCCATTCCAGGTCCACCTTTCCCAGGTGTAATGTTTATAGGACCGCCTCTTCCTCCAAGACTTCTTCTACCACCCTCAAGCAATCTTTCTTCACTACGAGCACTTGATCGTTGCTGCTGTCTCCTCATGTATTCCATGAATGCACGCATAAATGCACCCATCATCATCACTTCTCTTGCCATGTCATCTTGAGTCTTGGCAAGACCAGTCATAGAGACAGCAAGTGCAGATACAGATTGAGAAACTTGTACTAATCCACCTTCTACACCACGCAATCCTACAGATAGCGCACTAGACATTGGTACAATAGCACCACCAACGTCTCTAGTTACCTGATTAATTTGTTCACTATAATTATAGTCAAATCCACCACGGAATCTCTGTTTATAGTTTTTAGTTGGATTAGTTCCAGGACCCTGTGCTCCTAGTCTGCCCCTGGTTCTGGCAATTCTGTCACCGCCAAATCTTGAACCAAGGGCTCTTTTGAAAAAATATCCTCTACCAATCCCCGCCTCTGCTAAAGACGTATTATTTTTTTCTGCTTGGGATTCTGCAAAAGCACGTTCATCCGATGCCATATCGGAAGCTTGCTTTAAACGCTTCCCAATTTGACTTGCAATCATACCTAGGTAATCCTTATTACCTGTAGTATCAGTGTATGCTACTGTAGATGCTGCCATTACCTTTGTGCTTTTTCTTGTTCTTGTTTAACTTGTTCCAAGTATTGCATTAATAAAGAAACATAGACTTGCCTCTCAAAAGGCATCATATTTTCAATCTCACTCAAGCTATATTTATGGTGTTGCATCAAAGCAAAGTTGGTCTTGTAGTACCCCTCCAAACTATTGTGGAAGAGTGCTATCCGAAAAAACTCTGTAAACCTCGTAGCGTGTATTCGGATTCTACACCCGTATTTGGATTAGTTACCTTAAATGTATGTTCTAATCTAGGAGATGTCTCAAAGAATGCCTGTATTTTTTCCAACTGTGAATTTGTCAAACTCTCTACAAATTGTACGAATTCTTTCTTGGTAGTTGTAGACTCATCATATACTTCCTCTTCTTGAAAGATTTGATCGATGCTACTAGCAATAACGTCAATTACATCAAAATCCTTATTGCTAAACTGTCCTTGAACAAATCCATCCATAGAAGGATACTTCATTATAACACCTGTGCTGTCTGTTAGCATGATCTTGTTAGAATGTCCTTCTGGAAAAACTACGTTTACGTCAGTGAGATTCAAGTTATATCTGACATTGGTTTCTTCGTCATCATTACAAACTACGTTCATTTCAACAATCTCACCAACTGACACAGCACGAATATTAAGGAAAATATATTCTAAGTCAAATGTAGCAAGATTTTCTACTTTTACACGAGATTGAATACATGCCTTGAGAAGACTCACGACAGCATCTCTGATATTTTTGTCATTTTCGCTCTCAAGTGCCAAAAGCAGAACTTTTTCTTCTTTTACCAAAAAAGGGCGATATTTGATCTTTTTCTTATTTGACGGAATTTCCAACTCATAGGTTGGTAAATCCATTGTTGGCAAAGCCATAATGATAACCTCAGGTCGTATTTATATTTAGTGCGTCTTTTTTGAGCAAAAAATAGCGGAAAAAATTTTCCGACTTTTATGGAATCACTAAACCGATTTTGTAATATCGTTATGGATGATTGTATGTCTAGAGTAGTAGAACTGAGCAGTAACCTTGGTTGTCTGTGAAGATCCGAACTGCAGAGGAACAGCATCAACAGCAAATGGCCATGCTCTCTCTAACAAGTACGTTACCGATGGTCTCAACGAATTTGCAGCACTAGGACCAATTTCAGTTTTGGTAATTCTAATAGTCTTACAATAAGTATCAGGTCGTCTTAACTTATTAGTTCTATTATGTCTCAGAGTTTCCGAAGGTCTATTACCAAAAGTTGTTCCTGTTCTACTAGGAATCTCTCCAAAAATACTACCATACCAATCATTCAGGTACTTTAACGGTGTCATATTAGCATCACACTGAAATCCAAGTTGAAGTTCTGTAAACACACGAGTATGTGGATAGTTTACTTGTCCTTCACCTAGATATCTACCCTCAATAGTTCCAGTAGCTGCCTGTACATTGGGTAGTTGTGCTTCATCACACAAAAACTCAAATATACCATTTGCTCCTGGTTTTCCATCTTTCTCTAAAATTTCCACCACAAAACTATTAGCAATCGACATTCCGCCGTTTGCATTCATTACAGATAAGAAACTATTAATAGACACGCTAAATACCTATGTTGGTACAATTATATTTATGGCGTACTCTGGGTATTTCAAACCTACCAATCCTCAGAAGTACCGTGGCAACCCGACAAACATTGTTTATAGGTCGCTATGGGAACGTAAGTTCATGGTGTTCTGTGACAATAACCCTAGTATATTACAGTGGGGTAGTGAAGAGATTATTATACCATACAGAGC